GGGGTGTGGCGCGCGTACCTCTCTCTCTATGTGTATAGATAAATCTTAATACTAAGAAGATCTAAACCTTTTAGGGTCAAACCTTTTACTAGTACAAACTTGCAACCGGTTCAAACCTTCCACTGGTTCAAACTTTGTACGGGTAGTAATAAGCCCCTCTCAGGCGGAAATGGAATCGGAATGCAGGCGCGGTCTGCGGAAGATCAGTGGCCTTCAGGTAGTTCTCACACTTCGGTAATGCTGCCGATCAGCGAGTCCGAAGGCATAATTGCGCCTTGCCGTTGTTCTTCTCCTTCCCAAACTGGGCATCCCGCGCCCAGGCACCCCGCGCCATGCGGTGATCCAAGGCCTAGCTCGAAGTGTCTCGTCAAGCCTACATTGGAGTTCTCGCTCACCACGAGCCGCGCGATGCCCGCGCGACCAGCTTTATTCCTGCAGACCAGGCCGATACCCTTGTCGCCTCGATGGTCGCCGAGCAAATCTCGCGTGCGAAGATTCGCATGTTCGCGCCGACGTCGGTTTTCATGACGATCGCGCGCGATCGCGACGTCATGACGGAGGTCTTCGGACCGCGCAGAGGAACCGCGCCGCAAACGTCGATCGCTGTTCGCTATTTGTGTGGCGCCGAAATACCAGGCGTTCGATTTGAACCTCCGGCGGACCAGAAGCACCGATATCAGCGACGCGCGGCCGAAGTTTTCCGTGAATGGCAACACTGGAAAAACCAACTCGATGGAGTCGCCGATTCGCCAGCGACAGCCGCAAATGTGACGGTGTAAGCCTTCCGTGACGATCTTCCTCGTGAACATCAAGAAAGACGGCCGCCACGCCGCGCTCCTCTCAACGCACGATAGCGAGCTGGTCCACAACGTTCTTCCCAACGCGCTGGCCGACGCCGGCTACACGATGGAAATCGATGACGCGCCATCTCCTCTCGCCAGAGCACAAACCGCATGAAGCTGAAATCAAATTCCTCCGATCAACCTTTGGCGGCGAGCAACTTTCAGCCGAAATGCTCGACCTGCTAGCGCGCCTGATTTTTGACGACTATGAACTCTTCCCTGGGCCAGGACGATCCGGAATTTAAGTATTACCAGCCGAGCGCGCGCACGCGCGATTACTCGCGCCCTCCCACACAGGAGGAGCTTACGCACGACCTGAACAAGGCACACGACAACATCAAGCACCTGGTGAGGGACAACGATCGACTCCACAAAAATCAACATTGGCAGAGAATCTGGACGAAGATCCTCAGCGCGGGTGTCGTTGGATCTTGGGCTGTGATTTTGATGCTGCTGAAACTTTGCCTTCACGGATAAACAGGCGATGGCGACCACCAAAGCAACTCCTCAACTCTTCGAAACGCCGATCGTGGTGAATCCCGATTGCTTTCTTCAGCAGCGCCGACGCACATCGAGAGCGCGGCTGATGCGGCGCAGCAATGTCATTCCCACCTGCAACGCCTGCATGTACGGCCGGCATCGCAAGTGCATCGGATGCTGCTGTCCCTGTGACGGAGAATTTCGCGCGAAGGGAATCGCCTGACTTGCCGCACCGCGCGCCGATAGCACGTCCGAATGTTTACCAACACCAAGATCGCGATCGACACCGACGCAAGCGAGAGAGCGGACTCGGCCGGCACTACGACTCTCCGCAATGGCGCAACCGAACGCGGCCGTACATTCTCGGCCGCGATCCTTTCTGCAAGATCGGAATCATCTGCGATGGCGATGGCTGCAGCACTGACGTTGATCACGTCATCCCGGCTGAGATCTATGTCGAGCAACACAGTGGAGATGAGACGTTCTTCTACGACGGGCGCAATCTGCGCGGCGCATGTCATGCGTGCCACAGTCGCAAGACCGTGCTCGAGCAGCGCGGCCAGTGGAGAGAGCCCAAATCAGAAGTGGGGAAGGGGGGTCTCTTTTCCAACGGCGCGGCGCGCACGACCGCCCCACACTCACGCACGTAATATCGCAGCAAAACAAAATCATCAGGCCGCAATTTTCGACGGCGTTCGATTTAATAAGTACGCCGGACCACGGCGCCGAATGGAGCAACTCTGGTTGCTGTTGAAGGCAGCATGAATGGGCGGACGCGGATCCGGCGGAAAAAACAGAAAACCTACGGCGCTACGAAAACTCCAGGGCAACTTGGGACATCGGCCCATGAACGAGCAAGAGCCGGAGCCGCAAGCCGGCGATCCGCCGATGCCCGAGGACCTCAGCAAAAAAGCGCGGATGGAATGGAAGCGACTGGTCCCCATCCTGCGCGAGATGAAAGTTCTGACAAGAGCCGACGGCGACGCGCTCGCCGCGCTCTGCACAGCGAGAGTTCGTTGGCGCCAGGCGGAGGATATGGTCGAGCGAATGGGACCGCTCGTTACAGAGGAGCGCGAAACGATCGACGGCGACATAGAAATCCGCGTCAAGAAAAATCCTGCAGTGACCGTCGCCAGCGACGCACTCCGACACATGCGCGCGCTGCTCGCTGATTTTGGACTCACGCCGGCGTCCCGATCGGGAGTAAAAGCAAACTCGAATGGTCAGCCACAAGACCCAATGGACGACTTCTTCAGCGGAGCGTCTGCTAGCGAGCCAGTGCAGTAAGATCCCGACCGTCGCCAGATATACGCTCGACGTCCTGACGGGAAACGTCCCCGTCGGCCGATTGGTTTTCCTCGCCGTCGAGCGGTTCATGCGGGATCTCGACGAAGGACACAAGCGCGGCCTGCGGTTCGATGACCAGGCGGCCGCGCGGCCGATTCGATTTTTCCGAGACTGCGCGCCGTTCAAGCTGGCGCCGTTTCAGCAATTCAACGTTGCCAACGTCTACGGTTGGAAGGGAGCAGACGGATTTCGCCGCTTCCGCGTCGCGTACCTCGAGATTGGCAAGGGCAACGGAAAATCACCGATGGTCGGAGGCCTGGGCCTTTACGCGCTCGCGGCCGACGGCGAACCCGAGGCAGAGGTCTACTTCGCCGCCACGATGAAAGACCAGGCGAAGATTTCGTATCGAGATGCCGAGATCATCTACGACGGCAGTCCCGCGCTGCAGAAGCGGATCCGGAAACACCGCGACGTCCTCAGCATTCCGGAGAAGCATTCTTTTTGCAAACCGATCTCGTCAGAGAAGCGTGGCCTCGACGGAAAGCGGCCGCACTTCGTCGGCATCGACGAGGTCCACGAACATCCGAACGCAACCGTCGTCGACAAGATGCGCGCCGGCACCAAGGGACGACGGCAGGCGCTGATTTTTCTGATCACGAACTCAGGACACGATCGAGAGAGCGTTTGTTTTTACTACCATGAATACTCCCGCCAAATTCTCGAGGGCATCCACACCAACGACTCGCACTTTACGTACGTGTGCCACCTCGACGCCTGCGACGACTGCTATCGCGACGGCCACATGCAGCCGAATTCCGACTGCGCCAATTGCGACAGCTGGCTCGACGAGGACACCTGGATCAAAGCGAACCCCGGCCTCGGCACCATCATCCAGAAAAAGTATCTGCAGGAGTTGGTCACCGACGCCGTGGCCATGCCGACGAAAGAAAACATCGTCAAGCGGCTCAACTTTTGCATGTGGACTCAGCAAGATGTGCGCGCCATCGGCGCGCAGGCCTGGGCCTCATGCGCCGGCGACAACGCTGGAGATCCCGTCGCGTGGCGCGCGCGCAAGATGCAGGAGCTGCGCGGCCGTACCTGCTTTGGAGGCGTCGACCTCGGATCTACGGATGATCTCACGTGCAACGCGCTGTTTTTTCCAAAGCAAGAGGGCGTGCCGAAGGCCGTCGTTCTCCCGTTCTTTTATTGTCCCGAGGCCGGCGTCGCGCACCGCACCCAGGCAGATCGGATCCCTTACGACCTGTGGGCACAGCGCGGCTTTATCAAAATGACGCCAGGGAACGTGCGCGACGACGCATTCATACGCAAGGACATCAACGACTCCGCGCGGCTTTTCAACATCCAGGAGGTCCGCTTTGACCCCTATCGCGCGCTGCTGCTGGTGAACGAGTTGCAGGCCGACGGCTTCAAACTCAAGGAGCATCGCCAGGGGTTTATCTCGATGACGGATCCGGTCGACGCCGTTCTCGCGATGGTCCGCGGCGCCGAGTTCGAGCACGGCAACAATCCCGTGCTCAGATGTCACGCCGACAACTTGGTCGTGATCGCGGATCCGGCCGGAAACAAAAAACCAGTAAAACCTCAGAACCCGAACTCGCCGAAGAAAATCGACGGCATGGTCGCGTTCATGTTGGCGAAGGCCGCGGCCGACGCCAATCCGATTCCCAATCAACCTCGACTCTATCGACTATGAGCGCGCAACCCCAACCACAACCCAACGACCCGAAAGCGAAACTGCAGGCAATCCAGCGGCGCCGAGATCGGCGCGACGACGGCCTCTACTTCGCCGGCGCCGGCGTCCTCGCGATCGGCCTTGGGATGTTGCGGCCGGCGGTTGGAGTGATCGCCGCCGGATTCTTCGTTTTGCTGCTGCCGGCGCTCTCGATCGTTAGCAGCTTCATCCGCGGACTCAGGCCGCCAACGCGGTAAACAAAGACATGGGCCTCATCGCAGAATTCCGCACCTCGCTCGAGAACCCGCAGACGCCGCTCTCATTTCCCGCGGAATGGCTGCTGGATATTTACAACGGCGGCCGAACCGACTCGGGCATGCGCGTCTCGGAGATGACCGCGCTCCAGGTTTCTACCGTCTTCGCCTGCGTCATGTTGAAAGGCGGCGCCGTCGCGTCGCTCGATCTGAAGATTTACGAAAAGATGATCGCGGCCGACGGACGAACCAGCCGGCGGATCGCGCACGATCACGATCTGTGGGACCTGCTGCACGACGAGCCTAACGACGAGATGTCGAGCTTCACGATGCGCCTGACGGTTCAGTGCCATCGCATGTTGTGGGGCAACGGCTACATCGAAGCACAGCGCGACGGAGGCAACCGCATCGTCGCCTTCTGGCCACGGAACCCGTCCAAGATCAAGCTGCGCCGCGCGAGCGAAAAAATCGTCGTCAACGGCGAGCTGCTGCGACCTGGGCAGCTTTTCTACGCGACGACGGAAGGCCAGGAGCAATACGACCCGGTCGAATTCGACGAGACTGAAAACCCTGGCCACCAGAGCGAGCGCATCATCCTGCCGGCCGACATGCTCCATCTTCCCGGCCTCGCGCTCGACGGCCGCCTCGGGCAGGACGTCGTCCAGCTGGCGCGCAACGCGATCGGGCTCGCGCTGGCGACTGAAAAGTTCGGAGGAAAGTTCTTCGGCAACGGCGCGCTCGGCTACGGCATTTTCAAGCTGCCAGGGCAGCTGCCTCCAGAGCAGTTCGACAATTTCAAGAAAGAAGTAGCAGAGGCCTGGGGAGGCGAGAACGTCCAGCGGCCGCTCGTGCTGCAGGGAGGCCAGGAATACCAAGCGACCTCGACGAAACCGGACGAGGGCCAGTTCATCGAAACCCGCGAACATCAGATCACGGAAATTTGTCGTGTCATGGGCAACGTCCCTCCGCACATGGTGGGCGTCACCGAAAAAGGCGGCAAGGCCAACGTCGAGCAGATCGGCCAGGAGTTCCTCACGTTCTCGCTACGGCCGGATCTGCGATGTTGGGAGCAAGAGATCCGGCGGAAAGCATTTCCACATCCGACCGTCGGCCGCAACGCCGGTAAGAAGTTCGGCGTCTTCTTCGACACCTGGCCACTAGTCACGCCGGCGGCAACCGACCTGCGGCAATTCATCCAGGCGATGGTCCAGTGGGGAGTGTGGGCGCCAAACGACGCGCGCGAGCGCCTCGGCGACAACCCGATCCCCGAACCAGGCGCCGATCGCACCTGGATGCAAATCAACATGGCGCCGGTCGACCAACTCTACGAGACGCCAGCATTGCCGAGCGCTGGCGGAGAGGACCAGGGCGACGAAGGCGCCGCCGGCCAGCGCCAGGAGTTGCTCGTCGATCGTCTTTACCGCGCCTATGGTCGCCTCTTCAGGGACGCATTCGGCCGACTTGCGACGCGATCCAGCGCCGATCTGAAGGCATTTAGACAGATATTCCTGCCGGTTCTTTTGAGCATCGCCGAAACACTCGAGCAGGCCGCGGCCGACTTTTGCGAAGCAT